GGAATTCAACCATTAGAATATCAACACGTATCCGCTGATAATCTTAACTCACAGAAATTACCATATGTAGGTGTTATCTATAATAACTCTAACTCTACTTCTAAGTCATTGGTATCTATAATGAAACCATTGCAATATATGTATATCATTATATGGTATCGTTTAGAATTGGCATTAGCTAGAGATAAAGGTAAAGTAATAACAATGGATATTACGCAGATTCCTAAATCTATGAACATTGACGCTGCTAAATGGATGCATTATCTGTCTGCGGTAGGTGTAAACTTCATTAATCCATACGAAGAAGGATGGGATATTCCTGGTCGTGAAGGTGGTAAACCTGCTCAATTTAACCAGGTAAGCGCATTGGATTTAACTATGGCTAATGTAATTGATCAGTATATTAATCTTATGTCTAAGATCGAAGATATGATTGGAGAGATTTCTGGCGTGTCTAGACAAAGACAAGGAGAAATATCTACTAGCGAACTTGTAGGAAATGTACAAAGAGCTACTACTCAATCTAGTCATATAACAGAGCCATTATTCTGGATGCACAATCAGTGCAAGAGAAATGTAATGACTATGTTATTGAATACAGCCAAAGAAGCATGGAGAGATTCAAAGAAAACTAAATTACAATACATATTAGACGATTCTACTAGAACGTTCTTGACATTAGCCGAGAATTTCTTTTACGAGGATTTCGACATATTTGTATCTGACTCTAGTAAAGAAAATCAGAATCTTGAAACAGTTAAAAGTCTTTATCAACCTGCAATGCAGAATGGAGCTTCGTTGTTGGATATCGCTGAGATCATGACATTAGATAACTTATCTGCAATTAAATTAAGATTGGGATCTATAGAACAGAAGAGAACTGAACAGAATCAACAAGCTGCCGATCAAGAAAATCAAAGACAAATGCAGTTAATTCAAGCACAGAATGAAGTTAAACAGCAAGAGATTGCAATGAAACAACAGGAGCTAGAAATGACTAAATATAAGATTGATACTGATAATCAGACTAGAATTACAGTTGCTGAGATTGATGTTTACAAACTTCAACAGACTTTAGACCAAAATAATAATGGTATACCAGATCCAATGGAGATAGCAGATATGGGTATTAAGCGTACTCAGATGGAGGCTGGAATCATGGATAAGGAAATGCAAGCGTCTCAGAAAGAAAGAGAAGCATCTATGAAAATGGATGTAGAACATAAGAAGTTAAAGAATCAAGTTGATATTGAAAATAAGAAAGTGTCATTAGAAAAAGATAAGATGGCCCTTGAAGAAAAACGAATGAAACATGAAAAGGACCTTCAAGTTATTAAAGACAAAGCTGCAATGGCTCGCGAGCAAATTAAAGCAAAAACCGCACTGAAGAACAAAGTGGTCGGACAGAAGTAATAAATATAAGTTAAATATACTATTTATGATGTTGTTTGTATATCAAATACAGATGACCATAAATACAATTATATATAATATGCCAAACGAAAATTATAATTACTGGTTTAGTCCAGAAATAAAGAAAGCGGCAACTGCGCCTGCTCAAAAGGCTGCTGATATATCTAAAATACCTCAGTTCGTTAGAGAGACTATTGGAATTAAAACTCCAGAAGGAGTAGTAACTAAGTCTGTTGATAAGAACAGTCCTACATACAAAATGGCATTAAAGTCATATAAAACCAATGTAGATCCTTATATGGCACACGCTATATCTGATGCCGAGACTGGTGATGTATCTGGCAAGACTGGAGATGGGCAGATAGGAAAGAAAGGTAATCCTGGAGCATACTTTCATTTGAATCCAAATGATTATGGAAGGCCCGCAGCAGGTATAGACGACGGAGTTCCGATTATTAAAGAGAAGTTAGACTATGGTAGGCAAATGGTTAAGAAATTAGGGCTACCAGATACTCCAGAATATCAGATACAGGCATTTAATGGATATGGAAAGATAAAGAAAGGACATTACGATCTGAATGGAGCAACTAGCATATATGGAGTTCCAATTCCAGATGAAGGAATAGATTTTAAGAAAACTCCATTATATGGTAAAAGAGTAGTTAATATTATGAATAATCTAAAGGCCAATAAATATGTTTCTGATAATGTAGAAGCGGCCAAAGAGGATTATGATAAATACTATGAGAATTTAAGCCCGGTTAGATTAGTGAAACCAATAAATACTAAGTTATATGCAGCCAACTAATATCAAATACGATGTATCTGATATAAAAAATATGACTATAACTAGAAAAAAATAAAAATACAATTATAATAAATAATTATGAAAGAAAAAGATAATGATATATTGGGAGGATTCTCAGCCATATTTGACCAAGTAGGCGCGAATGACCTTAGTACACTGAAAGATGTGGAAGTTATGGACGATCCATATGATGCACACGATACAGAGTACAATCCATTTAATATCAACGTTGATCCTGTAGAAGATGACGACAATATTGACAAATCTAAGTTAGACAATGATGTAGATTCAGAACCTCCTGCAAAAAACGATAATGATAAATCCGATGACAACAGTAATGCTGTAGATGACGCCGCTAATATGGATGATGAACCATCCGAACAAGTAGTTGCATTCTTTGATGCCATTGCAGAATCAGTAGGATGGACTGATGTTCCTGAGGACGAAAAACCTAAGACCGTAGAGGACTTGGTAGGATACATGAAGTCCGTAGTAGAATCTAACAGCAAACCAGAGTACGCAAGTGACGATGTAGCTAAGATAGATGAGTTTGTGAAGTCTGGTGGAAAGATAGAAGACTATTTTGATTACTTAGGTGGAGTAATAGATTATGATAATATTGATATCTCCGACGAAAGAACGCAGAGAGTGGTATTACATGATTTCTTACTTGATAAAGGATTTACTGAGGCTCAAATACAGAGAAAGCTAGAAAAATATGAAGATGCAGACTTATTAGAAGATGAAGCTTCTGATGCATTAGAATATTTAAAAGTGGATGTAGTCAAAAAGAAGGAAGCGCTATTAGAAGCACAGAAAAATTCACAGGTCGAAACGTTGCAAGCACAACAAAATTTTTACAACAACGTTGTTGGAGAAATAGAAGCACTTACAGACGTACGTGGTATTAAAATACCAAAGCAGGATAAGCAAGCTTTGATGGAATATATATTCAAGGTTGATAACGATGGTCGTACGAAATATCAAAAAGACTACGCATCTAAAACCAAGAATCTTATTGAGTCAGCATATTTTACAATGAAAGGCGATGTCTTAATTGATAATGCAAGGAAGGATGGGGAAACCAATGCAACTGAAAAACTCAGAAGAACATTAAATTCAAACAAAGTAGGTGGTTCAAAATCAAAAATAAATAATGGGTCTCCAACACCGCTATGGTCTGTAGCTTCTTCACAACTACTACGAAGACCCCAATAATAATTAAATGAAACTAAGTTTTATATATGGATAATGGAATTTTAAATAACCTACAACTATACAAAGGTAAAATCTTTTCTGATCTTGTTGACGAAAATATGTTATCGAATGCGCTGTTAACTAAACCGCATGAAGTATCTAGCGTAATATCTTATGTATTCGGTACAAAAGATAGTGGTTATAGCTCTTCTTTAGACTTCTTAACCGGTGGTCTTGGAAAAACTATGACAATCGATCAACGCGAATTCAGATGGTCAGTAATGATCGACTCAGATCGCGCTGTAGCAATTCGTTCTGCAAAATGGAATGGCTCAGAAGTTTCTTCGAGCACTACCTCTGCTGGCGTTGGAAATACACCAATCATGTTATGGTTGGAAGATAAATGGTTTGGTCCTGGAGCAATCTTGGAATTAGACAACAAAGAATATCAATTACGTGTTGCTGGCGCACCGTATCAAGATGGTAACGAATGGGTTTATACCTGCTTCTTGGCTGATGGTCAAGCAAGTTCTTTCGTTCCTTATCAATACTTATTGCCAGGAACTCAAGTATCTCGTTTAGGTTCTGCTTATGAAGAATATTCTGAAGAAGCTGATATCATAAACTATAACACTCATATCAAATTGCACAATCACTTGACAACCGTTCGTTTGTCTTATGATATTACTGGTTCTGCTTACAGTACAGTATTGGCAATTGCTTTGAAAGATCCTAAAACAGGAAAAACTTCTTATTTATGGTCTGACTTCCAAGAATGGAAAGCTATGAGAGAATGGTACAAACGTCTTGAAAGACAATTGGTATATTCGAAATATAATGCAAATGCTGATGGTACTACCGATTTAATGGGTACTAACGGTCGTCCAGTTTATATTGGAGCAGGTCTGTTACAGCAAATTGCACCTTCAAATCGTAGATATTATACTGAATTAACCGCAGAATTGCTGGAAGATTTCTTATTTGATTTATCATACAATATGTTGGGAACTAACGAACGTAAGTTTGTTGCTTTCACCGGCGAAATGGGTATGAGAGAATTCGATAGATTATTGAAAGAAAAAGTATCTGCATTTACTTTAGTTGATAGTAAATTTATTACAGGTTCTGGTCAAGAATTAGTATTAGGTGGACAGTTCATTACCTATAGAATGACTAATGGTATTGAATTAACTGTTAAACACATGCCATTGTATGATGATATCGTGTCTAACCGTCAAACACACCCAATCACTGGTAAACCACTTGAATCTTACAGATTTACCTTCTTAGACTTCGGTACAAGAGATGGTGAAGCTAACATTGTTAAAGTAGCTAGAAAAGGCCGCGAATTGTCAATTTGGCATAATGCTGGTTCTGTAGCTCCTGGCGCAGGATATGCTTCTTCTGTTAACACTTTGCGTTCAAATGCAAAAGATGGTTATTCAGTACACTTCTTAGGCGAAGTAGGTATCATGGTTCGCGACCCACGTGCTTGTGGTGAGTTGATCATGGATCTTGAAGACTAACAAAACTATATGCCCTGGTTGGTTCTGGGGCATATACCTATTTTTCTGGCAATCATGCCAACGAGTGTTTCATTATACTTATTAAATAAATGAAAATAAATACTATAAAACTATGAAAGTAATATTACGTCATAAGAAAAAAGACTCCTGGTCGGGAGTAACAAAATATAAAAATTGTTTTGACTATCTTGCACCTATGTTAACTAGATCTGGAAACAGGCATACTGGTCTAACAGAAGAAGATGCAGCCAGATTGGAGAAACTATTAGGATTAGATAAAGACACATTAGCTCCATGGAGCAAATATTGGATCACGTTCGCTGTTAAAATTACAAACAAAGAGTTAATACTAAATACTGAAATACCTTGGGATGAGTTACAATACTTATTCTTGAGAAATCACAAAAGAGTATCTAACGGACTTACAGATATAAGACAGAATACGGACTATGTATTAATAAACGAAGACTCAGAAGCGCAAGAAGCAAACAAAATTGCAAAACGCAAAAGAGATGCCATCAAGGAATTTGACAAATTATCTCTCGAAGATATGCGTAAATGCTTGCGATTATTTGGTTATAAAGCAGATACAATGTCAGCGGAACTCGTTGAAAACAAATTATTTGAACTGATAGAAAAAAGTCCTGAACAATTCTTTATTAAGTGGGTTAACAATAAAAGTAAAACCACTGAGTACGTTATACAAGCAGCTCTTGCTAAGAACGTAATGAGAAAAACTAAAAATGTGTATTACTATGGTACCGAGATAATCGGAAATTCATTAGAAGACACTATTGCTTACTTGGAGAATAACTCTAACGGAGATTTGAAGATGGCAATATTAAATGAAATAGAGAGTAAATAAATATGACATTACTTAACGCATATAGAGCATTTAATCTAGAACTAGATAAGTCTGGCGATATAGCTAGTTATCCATCCTTTCTTCCTGAAGAAAAGGACTACTGGATAAATACGGCGATTACTAGAATTACTAAGACGAGATATTCTGGCGTTAATTCGCACAAATTAGGATTCCAACAGGATCAAAAGAGATCAGATGATCTTAGAACTCTTGTTAAAACCGTTAATATTTCTACACTTGCAGTATCTGAATTTAATGGACATACTGTATATTCTACTTCTTATCCAAATGATTATTGGTTCGCACTCGGAGAATATGTAAATATAAAAACAACCGACGAGTCTCCAGTTTCAAAAAGAACAGACGTAGTTGAAACTACTATTGAAAATTTAGATTCCAAATTAAGTGATACTCTTTCAGATCATATATACCATTTAGGAAAAGCAAAACCACTTAGAGTATACGCTGATAATAAAATAGATTTATATACTGATGGAACTTATATTGTATCCAACTATTCATTGACATATTTAATGAAACCAAAATCTATTAGCTGGTATCCTGGTTGGTATTTTCTAGAAGATGGTTCTACTCCAAAATTAGCTACTCCTGCTACTACATATTGTTACGAAGGAGAATACTATAAAAATACATATAATAATGAATTCTATAAATGTAATGATAATGGATACTTTTTAGTAGGTACAGGATTTACAAGTTTAGGAACATTAGAAGATATAAATTCAAACGAAAATTCATTGAAATACTATGAAGATGGAGTTTGGAAAGAAATAATGCCAGACCACATGTGGGATGAAATCATAGTCTTAGCAGTGAGACTGGCGTTAGAAAACATTTCCGACAGCAGGTATCAAACCTACTCACAGGAATCTCAAGTAATTGAGTAAAAAAGATCTCAGTTTAGTATCGACGTGGAAATCCAATTACGGGAAAGTAGAAGAGCTAAACGATAGTTATGAACTGAGTCGACAAGTAAATTAACTAAAAAAATTAAAAAATTATGATGCAAAAACCTAATACTGTATTTGTTGGAACACAAGTAAATACAGCAGGAACGAGTTTAGCCGCTGGAGATATTGTTGTTATAAAT